CTTCAACAACAAAATATCGAGGTGATCGAATGATCATATCTTTATTCATCAGACGTCTTAAGCAAATCGGAAAGATACTTATTGTATTATCGAAGATTGCAGACTCTGAAGAATTTAAAGACCTCACACAGCTATTACAAACTGGTGAGGCCAGTGACTCGGAGTGAGATAACTCCTGAGATTGCTGCTTATAACAAACATCTAAAACAGGACAATATGGGTAATTCGGAACGGAAGTTAGCCCCCAAGATTAGGAGGGAAATTCTACCATTATACCGAAAACTCCTACGGACTGTTGCAATACCGCCATTGCTCTTGAAACGAGAAAACATTGACAATGAACGAGTTGAGTGGCCAAAAGGTTTATACATGTATAAATCATTGGTAGATGCTACCGAGCCCTATAAATCTCCAGAATTGGGAACTGGGATGGAGCTCGATTTGTCCTACCTGATAAGGTTCTCACACCCATGGGAACCAAGCTCGGTTTATGCGTACGATGACACTTTGCTTCGTAATCGTCGTAGTTTGGCACACGGTGCTGGCGCTCCTCATCTTGGAAAGAAGAGGGATGCTATTGCTGAAGCTAAATTGTACAATGAGAACTTGAAAAGTGCGAGCGATTTGGAAAAGTGCTGGAGTATTCTCGCAGGATTTAGAGCACAAAAGCGGACTGAACCTGGGACTGATCCCACAGTCAGGTTGGTCTGGGGTACACCAACACACTATTGGCATATGGAGTGTGAAGCTTTTGACAGCGCGATAACTAAAACTATCGATAATGTCAGGTCCAGGAAGGATGATATATTTGTATTCTATGTAGACGCTAGTATCGCCTTAGAATGGATTGCAAATAAACAATCTTCTGTAGTGGAATGGGCAAATTTAGATGCGGAGCAATTTGATGCTACCGTGACTGCACCTGAATTACGACAGGTGGTCGAGTATTTTGCGCCAGGCTATTTCCGAAAGGATTTAGTTGCCGAATATTTATGTCGAGCCGACCTAATAATGCCCGATGAGATAGTTTCGCGAAGTGGGGGTATGCCCTCGGGATCGAAGATTACTAACCTTGGAGACGGATTTGTAAACGTGCTCGATTTTATCGAAGCATTTGCCCGTTATAAACTAGATCGGTATATCGAATGTATAATGGTCAATGGTGACGATATCTCCATTGGTATGTCAACGAGGTTAAGTGAGGATAACTTGGATCGAATTAATACGGCTGCGCGCCGTTTCCTTAACACTAAGAAGGTAGAATTGAGTGGGGATGTATGGAGTTCAAGTTTGTTTAGTAATGGAGACATTATCTGTGCAACAGTTGGTAAAGTTCTGAACAATGCAATGTTTACTGAACGCATGAAAAGTGCTGTTCACGGCTCGAAAGAGATGATCGAATTGAAGATGTCTCAACAAACACAACGCATTGAGTCTAACCCTATTGGACCAGATGTTATTAAGAAACTAGCTTCG